ACAGCAGTACGAAATGGAGGTATCCGTTTATCGGATGAGCGTAAGAAAGAGATAATAAATAGTATGGAACAGAAATGGGATTCTGCTGAAGGGACAAATAATCCACCACCTCCCACCGTTGCAGAATATTTCGGTTTACCCAGTTGTAAGGCAGTAAAAAATGGTAGCGATCCAAGAGTTAAGATATCGGGTGATTGGGTAGATCCAGAAGTATTGGGACTCGAAGGTTGGGTGAACATAGATTTGGACGCAAAGGTATATCTGATGCGTTTTCAAAAGAAGGTTGGTGGACAGTTGGATGTAGTCAACGGATGGAGAACCGAAGAATATAACGAAGAAGTAGGTGGATCTCCAGAATCGTCTTATTTAAGTGGTATTGCTTTAGACGTAAAACTTGCAGGCGATTCTGATGATTGGATTCAATCAGCATATGAAAGTGGTTTTGGTTATGCAAATGTTAAGGGCAGTAATATCCACCTAGATCTGACACGAAGACCGAGGCCAGAATAAATGACCGTACAGGTATACACACCGAGAACTAAGAAGCCGGTTCTCTACTCTGATATCCGAAAGGATTTGGCGCTTAGCCCTATCAGTTCGGATATTGCTGTATTGAAGGACGAAGATTCTGTAAAAGAAGCAATCAAGAATCTAATCCTTACAGACCCGGGTGAGAGACTCATGCAACCATTCATTGGTGGAGGTATTAGAGCTCTACTGTTCGAAAATATAACGCCTGCGGTCATCAAATTAATCGAAGATAGAGTAACTACTTGCATTGAAACGTATGAACCTAGAGCAGAATTGATTGATGTAACTGTGTCTTCAAATATCGATGATAATAAAGTGGGTGTACTGATAAGATTTTTTATTCAAAGCAGACAACAGCCAATCACGCTCAACGTTATTTTAGAAAGGATAAGATAAGATGGCAAATCCTAAAACACCAATAACAGAACTCGATTTTGGTGCGGCCAAACAACAACTCAAACAATATTTGAGAACGCAAACACAATTCAAAGACTATGACTTTGAAGGCTCGAATATGAGTGTGCTGCTTGATGTTCTGGCGTATAATACGTTTCAAAACAATTTTTATACGAACATGGCAATCAACGAAATGTTTCTTGATTCTGCCGTTCTTAAGAATTCGATTGTTTCTCATGCAAAGGAATTGAATTACCTACCGAGATCTCGTAAATCAGCAAAGGCTGTTGTAAATGTAACCATCGTAGATCCCACAGAAACATCACAGACAATTGAGATCCCGAGATTCACAGATTTCTCGTCTAATTATCTGGGTGAGAATTTTAACTTTGTGACAGATCAGACCTACGTTGCTAGAAGGGTATCTGTTGACGAGGCTGCTGGCATTTTTGCTGGTACATTTATTGCTGAAGATGTCGAACTCTTTGAAGGTCAGACACTTACAAGTTTTCAGAGAGAAGGTTTCATTATTGACGCAGATGGAAAATTAAGGGTACAGCTGACCAATGACAATGCTGATATCGATTCTCTGGTAGTGTACGTTGATGCAGAAGAGACTGAAGATAAAAATATCTTTACCCGAGCAAATTCAATCTTTGGTGTACGGCCTGATGATAAGGTATTTTATGTCGAAGCATATTTTGACAATTCCTACGCCATCTATTTCGGTGGTAATAATTATGGCTTGCAGCCAGAACCATTCGAAGATGTAAGAGTTCAATATAGAGTAACATCTGGTGAAGAGGGTAATGGAGCATTTAGTTTTAGTACCGGATTTAGAGAGGGTGAAATTTCTGTAGAAACCGTCTCTCCAGCACAAGGCGGTTTAGAAAGAGAATCACTTGACAGCATTCGTTATTTTGCACCCAAATCATTGCAGATCCAAGACAGAGCAGTAACGACAAAAGATTATGAAATTCTGTTGCAACAAAGATTCCCAGAAATCACAGCAGTATCTGCATATGGTGGTGAAGACTTAGATCCACCTCAATTTGGTAGAGTTGCAATCTCTGTATTCTTGCAAGATGATGCACAGCTAATTTCAACGACACTTGCAAATACATTTATCGAATATCTAAAAGAAAGAAGCCCTCTTAGTATTGAGCCTATTTTCGTACAGACACAATTCTTATATGCTGATATTCACGCGAAGATTAACTATACTGGTAAATTATCTCAGAAAACACCACAAGAATTTGAGGTTATGGTTAGAAACGCGATTCAAGCATATTCTGATAATAATTTGGAACAATTCAATGCGACATTAAGATCATCCAAGCTTGCCTCTTCTATTGATGCACTAGACACAGCAATTCAAAGTTGTCAGCTTGATATTATGCCAATCATTCAATACTCTCCGGTGTTGAATGTGGCAGCTAATCCAAGATTTAGATTTGAAACAGAATTGGTAAAACCATACCCATTCAGATTAACGAACGGATTTAATGATTACAAACCTGCAATTAAGAGTAGTGTATTCGATACCACTGGTGGTGTTTGTGTATTCATCCAAGATGATGGTGAAGGTAAATTGCAGCTTGTTACAGATAATCTTACAAATCCGCAGATTGTAAATCCAAATGCTGGAACTGTGGATTATGAAACCGGTGATGTTCGTTTATCAAAATTGATTGTAGAGGATTATCCGGGCCAAGCAATTAAGATTATGGCAAAGACAGCATCCGACGATATTAAATCTCCCACAGGCCGAGTTTTCATTATTCGTGATTCTGATGTTAGATTTAGTGCAATTCGTGAGGATAGTGATGCTTATGGTAACCTCGATGGAAATATTAGTAGAACATCAACAACTACGTACTAGGGACACTCCCAGATGGCGGTAATAGAAAATAACATATCGTTCTTTATCCAGTCTCATTTTCCTGCTATCTATAGGGAGAACGGCGAAGAGCTCGTTGAGCTTGTAGAAGAATATTATAAGTGGTTGGAATCGACGGACAACCAATCGATTTATAATGCAAGAAGAATGTTTGAATATCGGGATATTGATACTACTCTCGAAAAAATGCTTATCTTCTTCCAGAAAAAATTCTTAGCAGATTTACCTCTGAAAGAAGAAACAATCAGATTTGTTACTAAAAATATTCTTGACCTTTACCGAAGAAAGGGAACACCAGCAGGTATTGAACTTTTCTTTGCTTTATTCTATGATGAATTTGATGCTGAAATTACTTATCCAGCTAGGTTTATGTTTAAGGTTTCCGATTCCAATTGGAAAAATGGCATATACCTACAGATGTTCCCTAACAAGAATAAATTTGTTTCTAAAACAGATGTTATATACACCTACAAAGATCTCCTTAGCAGAAATATATTAGGCTCTTCTTCAGGTGCAGTTGCAGCTGTCGATAAAATCAATTTTATCATTTTAAATAATATTTTGACACCCATCATTTATATTGATGAGGTGTTGGGTGTATTCGAAAAATACGATGACCTAATTACTACCATTAACGGCGAAGAAATTTCTTTTGGTCGTGTTGCTGGATCTTTAAGCGCAGTTGAGATTGATACTGGTAATAAAGATGCTAGTACTGGCCACAAGATTGGTGACATATACAATATAAGAACCACTACTGGTAAGGGCGGAGAGGTGATGGTGACTGAGGTCACTGATGATCTATCTGGTAGTATTAATTATGAAGTAGAAAATGGTGGTTTCGGTTACACGATTGAAAATACCAGGCTGATTGTTTCAAATCAATCGATTCTATTCAATCAAGCAGAATATGATGCAAACAAAGATGACTTGACATTTACTCCGTTTGAAAGATTAAGAGATTTTGCTGGAAATGAAGCAATTGTTGTAGGACAAGCAGATAATGTTGTAGGTATTGAGTGTGATGCTAGTGCTGGACTTCATGGTGAATTTAGTATTAACAGAGTAATCCTTACCGTAGATCGATCTCCGAATATAACAATTAATCCTAGCTGGGTTGGACTTGTTACACCTAAGAATATAACATCACCTGGTGATATGTACGTTGATACCGGATTAGAAAGTGATGTGAAAGTCTTGAGTCTTGACAATGCAACAAACATCAATATTATTACCGATCCGATTGCTAATTTTATTGAGAATACCGAACCCGGTGGTCTTGCGTCTGCTCCTGTTTTCCTTAATTCAACTAATTATAATGATGTACCACCTGCTGCGGCACCAATGTCAGGTACAGCAGATCCGGTAACGCTAGCAACACCATTGAATCAGGCTTTCAATATCGAAACACTTACCATTGGTTCGATACGAGAATTTGAGAATATCGACCCTGGCAGAGATTACACATTTGATGTATTTGCTCGAGCAAAAGATGATGTGTTTTCAACACTTTCTAGGAGGCCTCAGATTATCAGTTTCGATGATCCTGCTTCTGCTGGTGTATTTGATGTTGGAGAAATCGTTGAAGAAACTAATTCGGGCCGCACCGGTATTGTTACAAAAACTAATACACAGCAAGGCTATATTGGATTAATACCTTACGACTATTATGGGTTCTCAGCAGAGAACGAAATTATAAGAGCAAATGGTAATATACCTATATCTCAAGCAGGAGATGATCTGACTGAAGAAATTTTAGGATTAAACGCCATTATAGATGCAGAGACACAATTTTCTATAGGTAAGATTTCGAAGGTTGCAGTAATCGATTCTGGTTTTGGCTATGTTACTGGCCAACTTGGTGAAATATTTGATGACGACAATGATATTAAAGCAATAGGTACAGTATTTGCCGAGACACAAGGTAGTACCAGTGGATTCTGGTCTGAATTTAATTCTCATATAAATGGGTATCAGGATCTTCCAGTCGATCTGAACACTCCAATATTACCCACAGAAAAACTCGTAGAACAGCTTGAGGTATTTGTCGCGGGAGTAGAACCTACAGTTCCCCCAGAGCTTGGATTGTGGGCAAACACAGTACATTCAGATGGGTATTCATATTTTGATTATACACTGAATGGGGAAATCAATGCAGCAGATATAACACAGCTGAGAAAACTTTCTGACGGTGCTGAAGACGTTGCTCAAGACACAATTGATAGATGGAATAATGTAGTTGCACCGAGTCTTAAATCTCAAGTTTGGTACAAGACGTATCCAGAATACTATGTGGTCTTACCAGAAAAAATATATTATGATTCTGCAATGAAGATTCAAGATAGTGATTTCTATCAGGAATATTCATATCAAATTAAATCGACTCTTGCTAAGCAAGAATATGAGAAATTGCTAAAAGAGAATGTTCACCTTGCTGGAACGAAGATGTTCGGTGACTTTATCTTTAAGGCATTAATAGGTTCACCTCAAGAAATGAGGTTTAGAAGAAACTTTAATACACCGGGGCCCACATATAATAATGATGGTACCGTCGATGATGGTGCACCACCTGGGTCATTACCGGTGCTTATTGATTCACCAGATTTGGAGACACTTACAGTAGATGTAATCAATCTAAGAGTCGATAGAGACGATGTAACCGTAGATAATGATTCTACAGTTTAAGATAAATAGTTTAAAAATCTTTTAGGAGAAATCATGTCAAAACAAACTGTCAATATTGGTACTTCTGCCAACGACGGTACCGGCGATCCTCTCCGCACAGCATTTGATAAGACCAATGATAATTTCGTAGAATTATATAATGCGCTGGGTGGAAACGATATCGTAAACCTCATTAATAATGATGAGGAAATTGAGCTCTTATCTACAGCAAATAAAATTTCGTTTTTATACAATACAGAGGCTCAGCTACTTGACGTAGATCCTACCTCACATCACGGTTGTATTGCTCATGCCCACGATACCGGTGCACTGTATTATGCTCATCAAGGTGAGTGGAGAAAGTTACTAACTGATAATGCAAATACGGCCGCACCAGTACCAAGTTATACTGATCCTTTGGCAAGGCATTCTTATGGTGAAGCAATTACAGGTTCAGAAACTGATGGGTATATCTTACAGACAAATGCTGACGGCACCTATCAATGGGCAGCTCCAGGTGATGTAACAGGTGCAGTTAGAAATATCTCAGAATTAGACGATGTTGTTCTAATCAACCTGAACGCAGGTCAGACTTTGAAGTGGAATGGTTCTAATTGGATCAACGATTCAGATTTAACTGGAAGTGGTGGTTCTGCTAGTTTTACAGGGCTGACCGATACACCGGCTTCACTTGGAAGTGCTGGTCAATTTATCAGAGTTAATTCTTCTGGTAATGCGCTAGAATTTACTGCTGCTCCCTCTGGTGGAGGTGGTGCAAGTGTATTGAATGATTTGACCGATGTTTCTACAGTAGGGGCATCTAGTGGACAAGTATTAAAATACAACGGTAGTAGTTGGGCCCCCGCAGCAGATGCAACTGGAAGTGGTGGCGGTACTCTCAGTAGAACAACAGAGACTGTGACTACAAGTGGATTAATTGGTAACCAGCAAGATGTGGTGATGAATTTCAACAATGTAGGTTCTTCATTTATGCTAATGAAGGTTCAGGTAAGCCATGCAGTTTGGTTCAGAATATATGTTGATGATGCTGCTAGAGCAGCAGACATATCAAGAGTACAGGGTGATGATATTGCTGATGGTGAAGGTCTTATTGCTGAATTCATTTCAAATGGAGCAGAAACTTTTGATATTACACCAGCCATATTAGCATATTCTAATTCCGGCTCGAGTCTTAGGTGTGCAATAAAAAATGACTCTGGTGGTGCTCAAACACTATCAGTTACCCTTACCGGAATTATCTTAGAGGCATAATTTTATGTCAAAGGAAGCATATACAGTCGTCTTTGAATCTGGAGTTGATGAAAATCTATTTTTCGATTCGGGCGACGGCCGAGATATTGAGGTCATAAGTAGACTATCGTCGATACCCGGTGTTGCTAGTGTTAAGCTTGACGAAGAAGAAAAAACATCTCTTTTAGAAAGTGCAGAAGTAAAAAATCTTGAAAAGGCAAAAATGCCGGTGAAGTTTTCTACTGCTTTCTATGATGGACCATGGCCATCCACAGTTGTTAATACCGATTTGGTTGGAGGTGCTGATCTTACAGCACCCCCAGTAAGTAATGGTAATTCTTATGATTATCAACCTCTCGGCAAGGCTCTTATGTCATCCGTAAACATCACCGCATCTTCAGGTCCAGCTGGATTTCATTCCTACCAAGGTGAAGATAATTTAGTCACTGCAAACTGGGAACAAGTACCTGTAGGACGATATGTTGATATCGTTTGTATTGAAGCTGGTGTACCACCAGACACTTCATATAATAGTAGAGAATACTATTTTGATTTTGCTGAATATGATCCTCGAACATGGAATCTCACATTAACTCCAAATGGCTCATCAAATTGGATTGTAAGTGGTACACACAGAGGTGGTACACTTTCCAGTGCCAATAATCCAACACTAATATTTCATCCAGGCGATACAGTTAATTTTACCAATAATGCTAGTAGTTCTCACCCACTAGAATTGGTAGATGGTTCGGGCAATCAATTGCCCTTGGTAGATAACCAAGGTGCGGCAAATGGCGAGACACTCACATATAAAATTTCTAAATGGGGCAACGGTGGAATTCAATTCTACTACAGATGTACAATACACACCGGCTCGATGGTCGGAGGTGTAAACCTTAGCTTAGGTGCGAATTCAAAAATTGTTAAAATGGATTGGAGCAATTATGATTCTGCGATGAATGAACCGGGCAATAACCAGATCTCAAATCCATCAGCTGGATGGCTAGATGAACATGGTATCGGTGTAATGAGTGCTGCAGCAGGGAGAATAAACAGCTGGGCAATAGGTTCCGATGTTCGAGTAATATACATTCAGGATTATGATACCTTGGTCGCCTACAATGCAGTATTAGAGTGGCATAAAGCTAAAGCTGTAAATTCAGAAACTGGTAAAAGAAATGCTACAATTTGTACCGGGGCCTGGGGATTTTCGGACGAATATTATGATAAGGCAGTACCCATTGATAATATTACAACTCTCACTTATTACAGTGATGGTGGTGGAGCTACTACAGTCAATAGACCTGGTGGTGGCTGGGGAAATGATTATTCAGCATTTGAAGCTGCACACATGGCACCAAAGCAATTCCAAGACCCATTTGACAATGTAAAAAAATGGTGTATCATAGTACCAAATTCTACTCAAAATAGTGCTCTTAAGGCAGCCAATGTAGCATTTGACAATGTTACCACTGCCGGCCATAGCCCAATTTATCACTTTCGATCAATAGGTAATGCTGGCAATGTTTTTGCCAAAGAAGGTACTCCACAGTGGGATAATGAATTTACTGCGAATGGTCGAATTATCAATATTTCTACCTCAGGTTTATCCGTGAGTGGAGGTAGTAGTTCTTCCGTATCCAATGTAGTATATTATCCACTGCGCGTTGGAGACAATGGTATGGAAGAAGAGATTAGTATCGGAGCATATCAATGCAGCCAATTAAAGCCTTATGTTGATTTTTATAGCACGAGGGGCCCGATTGTAGATCTATTTGCTCCGGGCAATCATTGGTATGGGCCATATCATAGGTATGGTAATCCAACTGACCTTTTTAACCAGTCAGGTACTACCAGCATTAATGGTGAACTAATGGGTTATTTCATTGGAACTAGTTGTGCCGCACCAGTTGCTGCTGGAGCTGGAGCTCTATTTGTTGAAGATTATTACTCTAAGACGAGAAGCTATCCCTCAATAGCAAAGCTGAGAGAAATAATGCAAAATTATGCAGCGCACAGATTAGAAAGTATGAATCAGATTGACTGGTCAAACGCGCCTACTGCTACCCAAACAATCATAAGCCCAGCAGGTGAACTAGCTTGGCCCGGGCCGACAGTAACATATTCAGACCCAGGATCGGCTTTTCAACCTGTACATGCTACGTATCTTGGTTACAATTTAAGCACGGGTGGTTCCATGATTATGCAAGATTTATTCGGTTCAAAGAATCTTTGTACTTTCTTGCCCAAGGCAATCTTACAAAGTAATGGAAAATTCATTAACTCTAATGGTACTGGAATAAGGCGACCAAAGCCAGGAAGAACCGGCATGATGTATCCTCGTCGTCGACTTTCAATACAGAAATAAAATATAAATAACCAATATCGTTTGGGATTGAGATGGTAACATGCCAGAGATTTTAACTTCAGAATATAAGACAGATGCAACACGACGGTTTGCACAAGACGTGCAGACAAATAACTACTATGTGTTCGTATCTTCTATTAATGAATTTGTACCTGATGATACACAGGTAGCTAAGAATACGTTCTTGGAGCGAGTAATTTTTGGCAAAAAAATAAGACCAGAAGATACTCATTTCATGATTAAATATTATCCTTGGCAGAGAGATGAAGTATTTGTACAATATGATGATACAGTACCTCTAGACTCCCAGAGATTCTATTGTGTTGTGGGCCCAAATGATAATGATACCGGAGATTATCGTGTTTATAAGTGCCTGTTTAACAATTATGGAGCAGGTGTACAAAGCCCCCCGGCATTCAACGAATCTTCAGATGACCAGATATACCGAACAGCAGATGGTTACATTTGGAAATTCATGTATGTTGTATCTGCACTAGAAGAAGACGCATACAGTCATATTGGATATCTACCGCTGGTTGGTACATATGACCAAGACCCGTCACCATCACCCAACGGAGGTGGAGGTGTTTCTGATATTGTCGTGGAAAATAACGAAGATAATTTTGGTTATGTGGAAGAAACCGGTAGGGTAACAGAAAGAGCAATAACAAACAGTACAATACAATATGTTCCAGAGAGTACATTCAACCCTCGTGGTAATTATTATAACGGTCAGTCGATATACTTTACAAACCCAGATGGATCGACTTATCTTTACAGAATTACTGGATATAATTACGACGATACAATTAATAAGGGATTCATTACTCTCGACCAAGATCCCGTGGTACAAGGTGGTGGAACTTCAGTAATTAAAGAAGCTGCAACCTTCAGCATCTTCCCTACGGTTGATATTAAAGGTGATGGTACCGGTGCTGTTGCTATTCCAAATATCATCGATAATACAATTGCGTCAATTATCGTACTTGATCCAGGTACTGGTTATAATAATGCAACTGCTACAGTTGTTGATCCAGAGAATGATTTCAATCCAGAGGGAACCAACAGTACCGATGTAAGAGCTCAGATTCGTGCAATATTGACACCAAACGGTGATCACGGATACAATTTAATCGATGAATTTAAGTGTAGACATTATTCTTTATATGCGTATATTACAGGAGATGATAATAATCAAATCGGTGCCACCAATACTTACGGCTGTGTAGGTATCGTAAAGAATCCAGAATTCTCCTCGGTATCGCCTCCTATCGTATTCGATAACAGGATTGGGGTTGTTAGTGAAAATATAGATAGAATAGTGGCCAACACATCGGTGGTACAGATAAACTCTGATAACGATATTACATTCTCTGGTAGAATTCACGAAATTGATGAATCAGCAAATACATTTTATATTGCTGAATATATGGGACCATATGTAAATGGAACTGATGGTAATGGCGATACATCGCTTGATCTGTCACTAACATTTAGAAATGATACAGGCCAGATAATTGAAATAAACACACCTCAAGTAGATAATGTGACCTTCTCCCCTTATGTACAAAGAAGCGGAAAGATTTATTTTATGGAGAACTTTAAGCCATTACCGAGAACAGAAGGGTCAAGAGAAGAATTTAAGTTCGTACTAGAATTTTAAGGAATCGGATTAAAAATGCCAATTAATACAGATCTCAATGCAGCACCATATTTTGATGATTTTGATTTAGAAAATCAATATCACCGTGTGCTGTTTAAACCGGGCTATGCCGTTCAAGCAAGAGAGCTGACACAGCTGCAAACAATGTTGCAGAGTCAGATTGAACAGTTTGGCGATAATATCTTTAAAGAAGGATCTATCGTTAAAGGTTGTAACTTTACCGAATTAGATGATCTTCAGTATGTACGACTTCAAGATACGTGGATCCCATATGATGCTAATGGTGTTGCCCAAGCTCAAACTGGTTTTGATCCTAGAGCATATGTGCCACAAAGAGTAACTGTAGTAGCAGAAGGTGTAGAAACAGAGTTTGATGAAATTTATCAGTTGACTGGTGAAACGTCTGGTCTTCGCGCAAATGTAATTGCAGCTGATCAAGGAGTTGAGGTTCGAACTCCAGACCTCAACACATTCTATATCAACTACCTAAATTCGAACGAAACAAATAACTATCGTGTTTTCCAGCCTGGTGAAGTTCTGACACTTTCTTTGCTGAGATTCAAAGCAGGAACACAAGATCCTGCCGCAGGCCAAGGACAAGCAGTAATACAGGGTAAAGTAACGACAACCAATGTCGTAACCACTACTGGCAAATCTTTTGGTATTCAATCTGCTCCTGGTATTATTTTCCAAAAAGGTCATTTCCTTTTTGCTGATGCTCAAACACTTGTCGTTTCGAAATATAATAATTTACCAAATGATGTTAACGTAGGTTATAACGTACAAGAATCTACGATTGCCGCAATTAATGATGGTTCTTTGTATGATAATGCAAATGGCTCTAGGAATGAGAATGCACCAGGCGCTGACAGATTAAAACTGGTTCCATCTCTCACAGTTCTAACCTCATCCGAAGCAGAAACTGCTGCTGATTTCTTTACACTGGTCCGCTACCAAAACGGTAATGCAATCACACTAAGAGATGTTTCTCAATATAACGTATTAGGTGATGAGCTTGCCAGAAGAACATATGAAGAATCTGGTAACTATGTACTAGAGAAATTTCCATTAGGTACAGATGATCGTATTCCTGCCGGTGCTTCAAATACTGAAGTTTATGCGGTTCTAGGATCTGGTATTGCATATGTTAAAGGCTATAGGGTAGAAAATTCTGCTGACAGATCATTTAAGATTGATCAGATCGTTGAAACTGAAACTGTTTCAAACCAATCGATCTCTTTTAATTACGGTGGTGGCTATCCCATAGACTATAATAATGGTACGAATTGGGTTTCTTCAGGAACAACCGATATAGATTGGCACTCGGTTATTTTAAGAGATCCATTATCATCAAATATGGGCTCTGCAGTTGTATATAATATTACACCCACAGAAGTTTATATGACAGGTGTTGAAGTGAATGGTGGAGAATTTGGCAACGATATTCATGAAATTTTTGATAGTAATGGTGCCATTGTTTTTGATGGTGATTTCGGTGTAACACCGGGTGAAGGTGGAACTTATCAAAAACAATCTGGAAATGAAGCACTCATTTTTCCCACTGGTCATCGCAGTCTTTTCTCAACCGAAAAAATGGCCATCCCCGTTAGAGTTCGTGAAAATGTAAGCGGCATTACAGGTAATACAATCACAATTAACGCGAACCCCGGCGAAGATTTCAATTGTAATAATGATGAAGTCCTAGTTGTAGGTAGTGGTCCTTCACAAGTACGGGTTATCAGTGTTGCAACAGCTTCTAATAACAGCCAATTAATTATTGGTTGTAATCCTGCAGATTCAGTTGGCTCACAAGCAACAGTATATTTCAATAAGAGACTTGTTGGTAGTACCGTAGACGGTGTATCTCCATTTGATAAAGTGGTTCGAACACCATATATCAGACAGACTTGGAACGCAAGCCAATCAAAATATTCTTTAGGATTCCCAGACGTATTTGATATTATCAGTATTACAGACGCAAACGGTGTTGATGTAACTGAAAGTTTCAGATTGATTTCTAACCAGAAAGATACCTACTATGATATTTCATATATGGAATATATTCCTGGTCGACCGCAGCCTACAGGCTCAATGTTAATTCAATTAAAAGTATTTGAAATTAGTCAAGGCTCTGGAGAATATTTCTTCACGATTAATAGTTATCCATCAACATTAGATCTATACGATATTCCGGTCTATAAAGCCAAGAATGGATCATCATATAATCTGCGAGAATGTCTTGACTTTAGACCCTACGTAGATAAAGATTCGAATGTAGATTATACCGATGATGTTGCTGCAGCATCTGTTCCTTCTTCTGCTGTTGGTGACAACTCAAAAGTATTCACTACAATAACTCCAATAACCCCAGCTAGAAATGCCTCTGCCACCGCAGAGATAACATATTATCTTCAAAGGGTAGATACGGTTGCTTGTGACTCTTATGGGGGAATTAAATTAATTAAAGGAAGGGAAGAAAAGCTTGCGGCACCTCCAACACTAGATCCCGATCAGATGGCTCTCGGCCACGTGTTTGTACCCGGCTATCCTGCTCTTTCGGAGAGAGAAGCAAGTAGAACAGGAAGAAAGGCTTACGGTGTCCACACAAAAACTAGTGGAATCAAAGCATTTACCATGAAAGATATGCACAGTCTGAGTAAACAGATTGATCGACTATCTTACTACGTTTCTTTGAGCCAACTTGAATCTTCTACACAAAATATGTTTATTCCAGACGAGCTTGGCCTAAACAGATTTAAGAATGGTTTCATCGTAGATCCTTTCAACGATCTTACCGTTGCTGATGTATCGGACCCATTCTTCAAAGCAGCAGTACCTTTTAATCAAAAGATATTGACACCTGCCTTGAAAACATTTCCAATTGATTTGGTTTATAAAACAAGCTCTGGTGCTTCTATTTTCCCGGCACCAAGTAATCCCAAGGCAGCAACTCTGGGTAGAGATGCTAGTGTAGAAATTCTTTCTCAAACTTATGCAACTGGATTTAGAAACTGCGTAAGTAATGCTTACAGTTACAGAGGTGTTGGTGAAATTTCACCTCCATACGATGCGGCGTATGATACTACAGTGAATCCAGCAGAAATCAATATTGATATGACCGCTGCATTCACGGATTTCGTCGATAATCTCCAAGAGTTTATTCCTCTTACCGATGTGACCACAGAAAGAGTTGTGGGGCCGTTAGAGACTTGGAATGATGTCGGACCTGGTTGGGCTCCCCCAAGAATGGCTAATTGGGGTAACTGGGGTGATTTCCAATT